CAAGTATTTCATCGGGTGCTGCACTTTGAGGGGGTAATATATGTATACAAAACGCCATAAAATGTACATAAGCAGTAACATATGTATACTTTCTGACACTTTTTAGACATGAGGTTGACATGAAAACCGTAGAACAAAAGATTGAGGTTGTTTTATTTGAGCTAAGTGTGCTTCACCAGAAGCTTGACGCTTTGCTTGAGTGCCTGGTTGAAGAAGGTGACGACGAAGGTGGTGATGAATTTGGTGCAGAGCGGAATACACAGCAGACGCTATAATTCAGTTATCAAGTAATCCTTTACAACTCAAATGGCTAACCACGAATACCAACACCTGTATCGCACCTACAAGTGGCAGAAGATACGCAAAGCGCACATCACAGAGAATCCGTTATGCGTCATGTGCGAACAGCAAGGCAAGATTACACTGGCTAATGTAGTTGACCATATCTTTCCGCACCGTGGTGACGAAGTTAGGTTCTATCGCGGCCCGTTTCAAAGCCTATGCTATGCTCATCACAACAGCACGAAGCAGAAGATGGAAAAGCGTGAGATTGAAATTGGTGGTGATGCTGACGGCCAACCACTAGACAGAAATTCGCACTGGTACAAATAGGAGATTGATATGGCACAACGTAAACGCACACAGAAAAACACAATTGCTGGTCAAATTGAAACGACAAAGCGAATCATGGCTGGCGTTGAACCTGCGTATCCACTTGATGAATTGCAGCGCAATTATTTTGAGCGCGTGGTTCGCAGCAGGGAAGTTGAATCATGGGATGAAAACCATATTCTGCTAGCGACTAACTTGGCTGTTACTTACGCGCAGGTTGATGAGGCAAACAGCGAAATCAACAGCAAAGGTCTTATGGTTCTATCTGAAAAAGGATGGCCAGTAACAAATCCAGCAATTTCTGCAAAGCAGAGTTTAATGTCTACTGTTTTGCAACTTAACAAAGCACTTGGTTTATCTGCAAGCCAAATGGGAACCGCTGGAAAAGATCAAGAATCACGCAATAAAGCAGATAGAGAAGCGCGTAAAGTGCTTGATAAAGTATCAGCAGACGACTTGATTTGATACAGGCATGAGGCGCGCGCGATTATACAACATTTCACATTATGAAAAACGAAACCAGAGGACAAAAAGTTTGTCGCTTCATTGAGACATTTTTGCTTGTGCCAGAAGGCGAGTTTGTTGGTAATCCAATCAAGCTTGCAGACTTTCAGCGAAAGTTTATTCTTGATGTTTATGACAATCCTGCCGGAACTAGACGCGCTTACCTGTCTATGGCGAGAAAAAACGCCAAAAGTGCAACAATTGCATGTTTACTTCTTGCACATATCATTGGACCAGAAAGAATACAAAACTCACAGATAGTTAGCGGAGCAAGGTCGCGGGAACAAGCGGCTTTGATTTATCATCTAGCAGAAAAAATGCTAAATTTACAACCTAAATTCCAAGGTTTGTATCGTTTAGTGCCATCTTCTAAGCGAATTATTGGCTTAAAAGCTAATGTTGAGTACAAAGCATTGTCTGCTGACGGTACAACAGCGCATGGTTTGTCGCCTGTTTTGGCTATTTTGGATGAGGTTGGGCAGATTCGTGGGCCACAAGATGACTTCGTTGATGCCATCACAACGGCTCAAGGCGCACACAAATCACCTTTACTTGTAGCGATTTCTACCCAGGCGGCCAATGATGTGGATTTATTCTCGCAATGGTTGGATGATGCGGCGCGATCAAAAGACCCGAAAATCGTATCGCATGTGTACGCGGCTAAAAAAGAAGCGGATGTTCTTGATACAGAGGCATGGTACGCAGCAAATCCAGCGTTGGGAATCTTCCGTTCTTTACCAGACTTGGAAGAACAGGCTAAACAAGCGGCGCGTATGCCTTCCACGGAAAACACATTCAGAAACCTGATTCTTAATCAGCGTGTATCTACATTTACGCCATTTATCAGCCGTAATGTTTGGGAATCATGCGGCGGCAAGGTTTTAGACTTCGGAAACTCACCTGTTTACGCTGGATTAGACCTTTCTGCCCGTACTGACTTAACTGCACTGGTCATTTGCGGACAAATTAACGGCGTTTGGCACACAATTCCGTACTTCTGGACCCCAGAAAACGGACTTTCAGACCGTGCAAAACGCGATAGACAGCCGTATGATGTCTGGGTAAAGCAAGGTTATATGGCGACAACACCAGGTGCAACAGTCGATTATGAGTACATTGCACAGGATATTTCGCACATATTTAGCCAATTAAACGTCCAGCAAATCGCTTATGACCGATGGCGCATCGACATTTTGACCAAAGAGCTTAATAATTTAGGCGTAGAATTGCCTTTAATTGAGTTTGGTCAAGGATTTAAGGATATGTCGCCAGCAATTGACACACTTGAATCAGAATTGCTTAATGGTCGTATTGCACATGGTAATCATCCTGTTTTGACCATGTGTGCCGCTAACGCAATGATTACAAAAGATACTGCCGGTAACAGAAAGCTGGACAAACATAAAGCAACGGGTAGAATTGACGGTATAGTAGCAATGGCTATGGCGTTAGGTATAGCTGCGCGTCACGACGAAATGGATGACGAAGCTGCATTTAACGATTTCCTAGCTAATCCTTTGGGGATGTGAATATGGCATTTTGGCAGAATTTATTTAGCTGGTTTGGTGGCAGCACACAGCGCACAGAAGGCATCCAAATCACTGGTCCAGGTGCATATGCGGATGAGGCTGCTGTATCAGTTACTGAAGATTCTGCGATGCAAACCAGCGCAGTATGGGCTTGCGTTAAGCTGCTTTCAGAAACAGTTGCTAGTTTGCCTGTTGCCGTGTACAAAAAAACACCTACGGGTCGTGAGCGTGACGATGAGTTCTGGCTTGCGCGTTTAATGGCGCGAAAACCTAATCGCTATCAGACGCGGGTTGAGTTCTTTGAAACTATCATGCTCAACTTGACGTTGCATGGTAATGCTTACTGCAAAATCATTCGTACAGGAAATACGATTCGTTCGTTGTTGCCTATTATGTCTAGCCAAGTTACGCCAGCGTTGCTTGATGATGGCTCAGTTGTTTACGAATACCTAAATGACGGAGGTGTAGAGATTTATTCAAGCGAATCAATCTGGCACATTAAGCTATACGGCAACGGCATTATCGGTAAATCGCCACTTGCCTTTGGTCGTAACATGATCGGTATTGCACAAGCGGCTGAGAAAACAGTTACTAAGGTGTATCAGAACGGCGGTAAACGCTCAGGCGTATTGAGTATTGACCGCTTGCTTACGCCAGAACAACGTGACGCAGTACGCGCAAACTTCAGCACACTGACTACAGGAACTAGCGAACGCCTGTTGGTACTTGAAAACGGCATGAAATTTGACCCAGTTTCGATGTCACCACAAGATATTGAGTTGCTTGCTAGTCGTAAGTTTCAACTAGAAGAAATTTGCCGCTGGTTCGGTGTGCCTTCTGTACTGGTAAACGATACATCTGGCTCTACAACGTGGGGTTCTGGTGTTGAGCAGTTAGTTAGCGGCTTTTACAAGCTAAATCTGCGTCCGTACCTTGAACGTATTGAAAACTCTGTATCTTGCAACCTACTTACAGAAGCAGAATCTAAAACGCACGAATTTGAGTTTGATTTTGAGGGTCTTTTACGCTCAGACTTTAAGTCTCGCCTAGAAGCATATCGAACAGCAGTTGCTGGAACGATTATGACTCCTAATGAAGTCCGCAAAATCGAAGGTTTGCCTACCGTTGAAGGTGGTGATATGCTGTTATCACAAATAAACATGGCTCCAATTGATAAACTTGGTACGCAGATTGCCGTACAAGGAGTGCCAAATGCAACACAAACTAATTGATCTAAATAACATTGAAGTCAAATTTGATGACGCTCGTCGTGGATTCTTTAGCGGCTATGCCTCTAAGTTTGGCGGTGTAGACTCTTACGGTGATACTGTAATTCCAGGTGCGTATGCTGCAACATTGGAAAATCGTATCCGCCCTGTTCAAATGCGCTGGAACCATTATGGTGAAGTAATTGGTAAATGGACCGAAATCAGCGAAACAGAACATGGTTTGTGGGTTGAAGGTGAATTAACCCCTGGTCACAGTAAAGCAGAAGATGTTTACGCATCTTTGAAGCACGGTGCAGTTACAGGAATGTCTATTGGCTATCGAATCAATAAAGGTATTCCAAATGCAACTGGCGGCGTTGATTTACACGAGATTGAATTAGTTGAGATTAGTGTAGTAGAATCTCCAGCAGATTTAGCAGCTCAGATTGGCGATATTAAGTCGGCAATTGACGAGTTGAAAACAGTTCGTGATATTGAGCGTTTCGTGAGGGAGTCAGGGTACGCTAAGGAAGATGCGGTGATGTTGGTTAGTCGCATTAAATCCATTGTTCGAGGGGAGCTGGAACAAGAACAGAATTCTGCCAATGAAATCGCTCAGGCAATTCTTGCTATGAGCAACTCACTCCCTAAATAAAGGAAACATTATGGAACTAGAAATTAAGGCAGCATTGGATTCGCACAAGTCGGCTATCGACGCTGCTATCCAAAAATACGAAGGTCAGCTTGAAGTAAACGGCAAGGTTTCGCAAGAAGCTAAGGACGAAGTTAAGGCTCTGTCGGAAAAGTTTGAATCGACGATTACCGACCTGTCGCAGAAGTTGGAAGGCATCAAGACTTCCGCTAAGGATTCTGTGATTGAAACGGCTGGTGCTGAGTTCATCAAGTCGGATGCTTTCAAGCAATTGGTTGCTGGCAATACGCAACGCGCTCGTCTGGAAGTCAAGAACACCGTTACTTCTGGTACGACTACCGTATTCCCACAGCAAAATGCTGGCATCATCTCTGGTGACTTCAAGCCACTGACTATTCGTCAACTGTTCCGCGCAATTCCTGTTGCCAGCAACATGGTCAACTCGCTGCGTGAAGCTTCGTGGACTAACGATGCTGCTGAAGTATCGCAAGGTGCTGCCAAGCCTGAGTCGGACCTCACGTTTGAGCAGTACAACGTGCCTATCACCACTGTTGCTCACTGGATCAAGGTATCGAACCAACTGCTGGCTGACGCTCCAGCAGTTGTCGCTTACATTGAAACCCGTCTGCGCGATGGCCTGGCACAGCGTGTTGACGCTCAGTTGCTGAATGGCAATGGCACTTCGCCTAACCTGTCCGGCATCACTGACAGCGGCAACTACACGGCTTACACTGCTTCGTCTGGCGATCTGCTGGTTGATGCAATTAACCGTGCTAAGTACGCTCTGTGGGCTAAGGGCTACATGCCTGACGCAGTAATCGTCAACCCTGCTGATTGGGGCGCGATGGAGCGTACTCGCGAAGGTTCTAGTTCGGGTAACTACCTGTATGGTATGCCTGGCGCTGCTGGCAACGCCAACCCGTTTGGTGTCCGCATCGTTCTGTCGGCTAACATGACGCAAGGCAACTTCGCCATCGGTGCGTTTGACATGGCATGTGCTCTGTACAACCGTCAAGGTGCTACCGTTGAAATGGGCTACATCAATGCCGATTTCACCAATAACCTTGTTACTTTGAGAGCAGAGGAACGACTTGGTTTCGGAGTGGAAAAACCAAGCGCAATTTACTACGGTTCAATCACTGCCTAAGTAAATGTTGTAAGATTAAGCCCCACGGTCAAAAGCTGTGGGGCTTTTTCATTGGAGATATTATGAAAATCGTAATCACAACACGCAAACCAGTATTCGATGACCAACTTGGTCGCCTAAAAGAAAATGATGTCGTAGAAATTGCAGATCGCAAAGCCAATTTCTACATTCAAGAAGGTTTAGCAATGTGCTATCAGACAAAGGTGCTGCAAGACCGCCCTTTAGTGGGCGCTGGGACGGTGGAACAGTCGTCTGCATTGCCAGCGGCCCCAGCCTATGCCACCAAGACGTTGAACGAGTCCGCAGATGGCGAGAAGAAGCGGGGACGCAAGCCAAAGCAGTTATCGTAGCCAATACCAGTTTTCGTATTGCGCCGTGGGCAGATGCACTTTTTGCAATCGACAGAGACTGGTGGAAAACCTACATCGACGAGATTAACGCGACATTCAAAGGTGGACGCTACAGTAGCAATAGCCAAAACCAGTCGTACAACGTCACGCAGCTTAAAGGGATCGGCATTTATGGAAACTCAGGAGCAGGTTGTATTTCCTTGGCAGAACAAGCTGGTGCAGCGCGTGTCATCTTGCTCGGCTTTGATTGCGGCCATACTGGTGGCAAGTCTCATTGGCACGGCGATCACCCTAATAACTTGGGCAACGCTGGCTTGACATCGCAATGGCTGGACAAGTTCAAGCAATTAGCGGATGATTTCAGCCATGTGGAAATAATCAATGCCAGCCGCGAAACGGCTATCACTTGCTTTCCTAGAGCAAGACTTGAGGATTTGATATGAACATCAAATGGCCGTTTTGGCAGAACCTGTTTAAGCTACTTGTAGACCGTGGCGATGGTGGCGATAGCGAGCGTGGCGTTGGTCCAGGCACTTATTATTATGTAGTAACCAACACAGGCAACCTAACTGCTACAGTAGTGTTTTCTGGATTTTGGGAAGAAAGGATTTAACATGAGTCTGATTGCGCTTTCTGACGCCAAATCGTTTTTAGACGTTATCCACGACTCGGATGACGTAAAGCTACAGAACCTGCTTGAGTCAGCAGAGGATGAAGCTGCAATGTTTCTTAACGTAGCTAACCTAGACGAGTGGACAGAGCTTCCTTACAGCATCTACATCGGCGTATTGCTGCTGCTACAAGCCAGCTATCAAGCATCACCTGATGACATAGCAAAGCTGCGTATGGCGGCTGAGACAAAGCTAATGCCGTACCGCGTTGAAATGGGTGTGTAAATGCTTGCTTATCGCTTACGCCATCGCGTTACCGTACAAGAGCTGGTTGAAGTGCAAGACACTACGACTGGCGCAGTCACTCGTACATGGGAAAATGTCTATGCTGACGTACCGGCTGAAGTCCTGACTGGCCCAGGCAAAGAGTTCGTGCAGTCAGGCGCTACGCAAGGTGAAGTCACAGCTCGAATTAACATGCGCTGGTTTCCAGGCCTTACACAGAAAATGCGAATCGTATGGGATACGTCAACTTACAACATCGTATCCATCGAAACGGATATAACCGCTCGTCAGGAATATCGACTGAAGTGCAGCAGCGGAGTGACGGACGGCCAATGATTGTTATTCGTAATATGCAAGGACTTGGGGACTCAATTTACGTTAGAGCCTTCATTAAATCATGGTGTCAGCTACAAGAAGTATTGCTAGAAACCCCGTGGCCTGATTAAATGGTTCAAAGAGCAAGGTTTTATCAACCTTGAAAAGAACACAATGGAGTCCGAACTAGGGCGCGAAGCTATTTCAACCTATGTGTTTAAGAGGATGGAATGAAAACAGTTGAAATCTCAGGATTAAAAGGCGTACTTGATACGCTCACATCACTTCCACAAGAAGTCGTGTTCAAGCGTGGAAGCCCTGTAAAGCTGGCGCTTAAACGCGGCGCACAAGTAATCCGTGACGAAGAAAAGGCGCGGCTTCGTGCATTACAGAACGAGATGGGTCGTAATGATGTAACTGGCCTGATTGAAAAAAACCTGATTGCCACTCGCGGCAAGCCACCAACAGAGTTCAAAGGCGAGCGTTATGTAGTTCGCATTAAGAAAAAGCTGTATGTAGGACGTAAAGGTCCGGCTGTATCAACCGTTAAAGCTGCGCAAATCTTTGAGTACGGCGCAGAAAACAATAGTCAGCCAGCAAGACCATTTATTCGTACTGCTTTCCAAGCAAAAGCAGAAGAAGCAATCAATGTTATTGCAGAAAACCTTATTGCTAGAGTTAACAGAATGGTCAAAGATATGGCAAACATGAACAAAGGTAAAAAATAATGGCAATGCAAAATGTTTACCAAGTATTACGCAGCAACGCTACAGTCGTTAGCACTGTTGCCACGCGCATCTATCGTCATGGCTCTGCACCACAAGATGTTGTTAAACCATATATCACATGGTTTATGGTGACAGGGATGCCGCAGGATGTGCTTAATGCTGCTCCTTGCCACGACAAAGATACAATCCAGATTGATTGCTGGTCCGAAACTGATACTGGCGTAGAAAATTTGGCTTATGCAGTACGCGCCGCACTGGATAGCCAATTGATAAGCAACAGAATTATCATAGATAATAGGGAAACAGACACAAAGTTGTATAGAATGACGATTGAGGCTGATTTTATTGCCTCTCGATAAACTATCTCGGCGCTGAGATTAAGGAGTAAATTATGAGCATTAAGACACAAGGTACTAATCTGTATTTCATTGACAGTGCTGCTGTCGTTACTATGGGTTGTCCGACTGGTATTACTGGTCTAGGCGGCACTCGTGACCAAATCGAAGTAACCTGCCTTAACGCAACTGACGATAAATCGTATGTAAGCGGCCTTGGCAACCCAGGTCAAATCTCTGTTCCATTTGTGTTCACCCCTACTGATGCAAGTCACCAGACGCTGCTTGACCTGCAAGACACAGGCGAAATCACTGAGTGGGCTATTGGCCTGTCTGACGGCACTGCTGCTCCAACTATCGTATCTGGCGCACTGGCTTTTGCCACTAGCCGTACTTACGCAGCTTTTGATGGTTTTGTTGCTGACATCGCTATTGATATTGCCACTAACGAAGTAGTGCGCGGTACGCTGACACTCCAGCGTTCTGGTTCTGTTGCCTGGTCGTACAAGGCTTAACTAAGAGGTAAAAATGCTAGATAAATCTTTGTTCGTTTCGACTGAAGTTGTAGAACGTGAAGTCGAACTTGCTGATGGTAAGAAGCACAAGCTATTTTTCAAAGAGCTAACTGCTGCTGATATTTCGCGTTACGTCAATGCGCTGAACTCGTCTGACGAGTCTGTGCAATTGTTTGCTAACCCGAAGCTGCTGGCACTTAGTCTTTGCGAACCAGATGGCAAACCTGCTATTACCGCAGAGCAAGCGCTTAATCTAAAACCTAGCGTAATCGGCCCGATTCTTGAGGCTGTACGCGAAGTGAATGGATTAGGCGACGAAAAAAAGTAGCACTAGATGCCGGAAGCGAAGAACACTTCTGGCATCTACTAGCATTAGCACTTGGTGGTAGGACTGTCGGAGAACTTAAGAATGTCATGTCACATTCTGAGTTTCTCCGATGGGCCGACTATTACAAGCAGCATCCGTTTGATGACTTCCATCGTTACCATCGCCCAGCGGCCTTGGTAGCTACTTCTATGAATGGTGCTGATGTAAAATCATTGCTTGAATGGCTTGAACCACGGTATGATTCACCTAATGATTCAGAGTATTCTGAAGAAGATTTAGCAACATTCAAAGCATTAGGCATGGATAAGCCGCCGAAAAGGAGTTAGATATGGCAACTGCTGGTAGCGTAGTAATTGACCTACTTCTAAACTCAGGCAGCTTTGAAAGCAACGTAAAGCAATCAGAAGCTTCTATTAAGCGACTTGTAAACAAGTTTGAAGATTTCACTGGTACGGCGATTAAAGTTGTTGAAACAATTGATGCAACAGGCAATTCTGTAAAGAAGTTAGCCGTTGGTTACGACTCGCTAACTGGGTCAATTAAAACGGTTGAGGCAAACTACACTTCATTGCAACGAGCAATGGAAAACGTAAATGCCACAACTAAGATAATGGCTCAGACAGAAGCTAATCTTGCTAAGATTCGTGGCACTCTAAGTTCTACGGAAGAAGCGCGTTTACGCGCACAACAGGCAAACATTGATAGGTCAACTAGGCTTTATCAAGAGCAAGCACAAGCGCGTATTGCCGCAAGCAATCAGGTTGTTGTATCTACTGATAAAACATCTGCTGCTACAGAGCGTATGGCTGGTTCTGTGCAAAAGTCTCAAAGTGCTTTTAGAAATTCAAACCAAATAACGCAGCAGGCGAGCTATCAGCTTACTGACTTTGTAATGCAAGTATCCGGCGGCACTTCTGCCATGCGAGCATTTAGCCAACAGGCTCCTCAAATGCTTGCAGCTTTTGGGGGTGCTGGTGCTGCTTTAGGTTTAGTTGCTGCAATTGGTGGTGCAATTGCAGATTTAGTAATGAAAGCAGGCGGAGAAAAAACAACTGCTGATTTATTCAAAAACCTTACTGACGGCGCTCAGGCTCTTGACTCTGCAATGCAGTCTGTTGTTGATGTTGATTTAAGCTCTCTTGGTAAAAACTACAGGGAAGCAACAGAAGAAGGCAAAAAGTTAATCAATGCGAATTTAAGTTTACAACTTACTTTGCTTGAAATTAAGCAAATTGATGCAACAAAAACTTTTAGAGATGGTATTACAGAATCTCTAAAAGAGATTGGGACTTTTATGCGTGGTGTTTACGCAGCAAAAGTTGCAGTTGAAAACATGTTTGGTATTGGCAATAGAACAACTAAATTATTTGGATTTAGTGAGTATGGCACTAAAGAAGAATTTGCAAACATTAAAAATACAACTGTAGAAGTAGCTACAGCTATTGACGAAGCAAAGAAAAAGTTTGGAGAAACACAAGATGCTGCTACTTATGTATCAACGCTAAATAACATTATTAAAGCTAATAAAAACCTGAGCGATAGTGTTACATCGTATGTTGAAGTTGAGCAGCAAAGAGCAAACTCAGTTGTTGCAACACAGGCAAAAATAAACGCTATTACAAAAGGAATGGCTGGTGGTTATCAAGGTCTTGAAAAAGCACCATCTTCAAGAGCAACAAAGGTAGATAACAAAGAAGAAAAGATGTTCAACAATATGCGCGTTGGCGCAGACAAGTTTGAACAGGCCATGCTTCGCTCTAATCAGCAAGTAGCAAATCAGGCATCGCTGCTTGGTAAAACAGCGCAAGAAATGGAAGTGCTTAATGCTAAGTACAAGATTCAGGCTGAGCAAGAAAAAGTAATTCAAGACATTATCATTCAGAACGGATTTATTCGTCAGGCAGAGCGAGATCAAATAAATGCTGCGGCAGAGGCGGCTATTGCAACTCAAACAGCAATGATTACTTCTCGACAAGAGCAAGAGCGCAGCGCTCAATATGGCATTATTCGTGGCTTCCAGAATTACGCTGACACTGCTGGCAACGTAGCAAAAGACATTGAAAGTGCATTTGGCAATGCCATGACAAACATGGAGACTGGCCTAACTCGGTTTGTATTAACTGGCAAAGCCAGCTTTACAGACTTTGCCAATGCACTTATTAACGACATCATGCGTATTTATATTCGTATGGCGCTCACTGGACTTGTTAGCAAGGGTGCGACTTCATTTTCTATGCCAGATGCAAGTGGGCAACATTCTGTTCAAGGCAATTCAGATTACGTTTACGATCTTTGGAAGGGCGGCTTTGCTGGATATGCTGGTGGCGGCTTTACTGGGGAAGGCAACAAGTACGATATTGCCGGACCAGTTCATAAAGGCGAGTTTGTATTCAATAAAGAAGCAACAAAACGCATCGGTGTCGGCAATCTTTACAAAATGATGCGAGGCTACGCTGATGGCGGCTACGTTGGCGGCGCGATGCCTACAGGAACAAAGTCAGGAACTGGTGACGTATCAATCGTCGTCAACAACAACTCTAGCAATACACAGGCTACAGCCACATCAACCACAGACTCGTTTGGCAACCGTCAGATTGAGATTCTAGTGGCTGACATGGTGAACAAGGCAATTTCTACAGGAAAGACTGACAGCGCAATGCGTAACGCGTACAACATTCGGAGAAGCGGAAAATGACAACAGCATCAGTAACATGGCCTACCACACTGCCGACTTGTCCAGAGCGTGAATACTCAGAATCGCTGAAGGACAACGTAATCCGTAGTGATATGGATGCAGGTATGAAAAAGCAACGCCAGCGTTATACACGGACGCAGCGCATGATGTCAGTGTCGTTCCTGCTGACTGACGCACAGAAATCGACGTTTTATACGTTCTTTAGCAACATCAAAGGTGGCGCACTACCGTTTAACTTCCCTGACCCGCTGACCGGCACATCAATTGTTGTCAGAACAACAGGTGCAATCAGCGGCCCTGTCTTTGTCAGCAAAAACCTTTGGCGCGTTAAGTTTGAACTGGAGATTCTACCGTGAGCTTTTCTAGTGCTTTCAAGATTGCCGCACTTGAGCAAAACACAGATGAAGTATTCCTTTGGCTGCTAACAATCCAGCATCAAGAGTCAAATACCACTTTCCGTCTAGTCAACAACCTAGATGACGTAGTATCTCGTGGCGAAACCTATATGGCGTTCCCGTTCCAGTTTGTGCTGCCAGAAGATGACGGCGAAACGCTGCCAACGATTCAGATTAGCGTTGATAACGTCAGCCTAGAGCTAATTGAGATTATTCGCACCTACGGCACTGGTATTACCATTACCTCAGAAATCATCATGGCAAGTGCGCCAGACAATGTTGAGTACAGCATTGACGACTTGTCACTAGTTGACGCAACGTATAACTCACAAAGCATTACATTGACAGCGCAGATTCAGGATTTGCTGAACCAGCGATTCCCTGCTGACGATTATCTACCACGGACGTTTCCAGGCATGTTCAAATGATTAAAGACTTAATTGGCGTTCCATACAGGAACAAAGGCAGGGATTTAGTAGGAGCAGACTGTTGGGGGCTGCTTCGTCTTTTCTACATTCACGAAATGGGCGTTTTACTACCGTCATACGACGAGTTTTACGTTGATGCCTTTGATAAGATGGCAACATCAACGGCAATACAAGAATTTAGCAATGACTGGACAAAAGTTGATATACCGCAATACGGCGATGGTATAAAATTGAGGCTCATGGGGCATCCATGCCACGTTGGTGTATATCTCGGCAATTCAGAGTTTCTACATACGCAAACAGGGCATAATAGCTGTATTGATAGATTAGATAGTGTTAAGTGGCGACATCGAATTGAAGGCTACTACCGGCACAAATCTCAGATTAAGGATTAACTATGCTGCAACAGACTGAAGTACAGAAAAGTGTTTACACAGCGTTCCGTGACTCGCCTTTTACTTTACAAGAGTCTGTTAAAGAGGTTTATGTAAAAGCTGGTAGTTCAATCCAAGAAATCATTGACGAAGCCATTAAAGAAGAATGGCAGCGTAAGTATCTGCGCGTTGTACTTAATGATGAAGTTATCCAGCCAGAAAATTATGCACTGACGTTTGTTAGTGAAAAAGATGTCGTTGGCATGGTGCTTGTGCCTCATGGTGGTGATGCTGGTCAGATTTTAAAAGCAGTTGCAATTATTGCTATTGTTGTTGTTGTTTCATATTTTACTGCTGGCGCATTAGGGCCAGGAACTGCCGCTGGATTAACTGCTGGACAAGCTGCTGCAATAGGAGCTGGCGTTGGAGCAGTAGCAGGCCTTGCGGCATCTCTAGCTCTTAATGCGCTATTTCCTCCTCCGGTTCCAGGATTGCCGTCAACTGGCAGTTCTGGCACAGCAGAGGACCCTGTTTATGGCTTCAGCCGTATAGGGAACCAACTAAATAAGTACGCAGCGATTCCGCGCATCTACGGTACTCGCAAGGTGTTCCCGCAACATGCAATTGCGCCTTACATCATTGCCCAAGGCACAGACCAGTATCTGTATCAAGCATTTACCGTTGGTTATGGCCCAATAAAGATTGAAGATATTCGCATTGGTGAAAACCCAATTGGAAATTACAAAGATGTTGAATACTACATTCACGAAGCATTTGAAGCTGGCGACGAACTAAAGATTGTTAAAGAAGATAACTGGCAAGACCCTTATAGCATTACATTATTAAAAGATATTGAACATATTGTATCAACAACAGATAATGCAAACGCTGCTTCTGTAGCAATTCAATTCCCAAACGGAATGTATTATTTGGAATTAACAAATGGATCAAAAAAAGGATGGGACATTGATTTACAAGTACAAGTTCGTCAAAGTGGAACTTCAACATGGAATCCAATCACAAATCCTATAATAACTGATGGAGTAATTAAGTCAACGGTAACAAGTAACACTTGGAACGCTGTTGGAACCCCTTACTTTGTAATTCCACATTATTCTGTCGTTACAGATTTGCCAGAATCATCATCAGTTGCAAATAACGAATACAAAACACTTGTAACCACAACAATTGATTACTTTGGAAATCATTTAGAGTCATATCAAGATTATCAAAATAGTCACACAGTTGCATCTTCGTCAAGTATCGTTAATATCGGAAGAGCGGCAGCAAGGCCATTTTTTACAAATATCAATATGTCATTTCCAACTGCTGGAAAGTGGGATATTCGCATTGTTAGACTTACTGATGATTATGACGGTTCTTTAAATCATGTAACAGGTTGCGTTTTATCGTCTGTTCGATCAATAAAAAATATTGCTCCAATTGCTCCAAATAAACAAATTGGGTTGATTGAACTAAAGATTAAGGGAACAGACCAGCTTAATGGTGCTGTAAATAACTTATCTTGTGTTGTAAAAAGCAAGCTGCCTGTCTGGAACGGTTCTTCTTGGTCAGTAGAAGAAACTAGAAATCCTGCTTGGGCATTCCTTGATGTAATGCGCGGAACTGCGGCGAAAAATCCAGTTGCAGATTCTAGGATTGATTTAGTTTCATTTAAAGATTGGGCTGACTGGTGTAACGAGACTCAGCCAAACTTTGAATTTACGCCGCCAACTACGCCAAATACAGCAACTAACGAAGGTTTTGTGACAAATTTGTACTACACGATTCTTTATCGTGTGCCAGATACAGATGGCCTTAACTTCTGGGTTGGCAAACTCAATAGTGCAGAACTTACTCGCAATCAAGTTCAAAGTTTCTTTTACCGATCTGCCGAAGCCGCGACAATCAATCGCGCTTGCTGCGACTTGGAAGTAACCTCTCAAACAACGGCATGGGAAGTCCTCAAGCTGATTGCTGCTACCGGCTACGCAACGCCATCGCAAAATGGCGGAAAATACTCGATTACAGTTGACCGTGAAAGAGATACGCCAGTTCAAATCTTTACGCCAAAGAACATTAAGTCGTTCTCCGGCAATATGAGCTACTACGTCAAGCCACATGCTTTGCGTATTGAATACACAAAAACAAATGAGACTGACGTTGATGAAATCATTGTTTACGACGATGATTACAACGCAGACGGCTCTGGCGGCAAAACACAGGCAACAGTGTTTGAAACAATGAAACTGGTTGGCATATCGCGTTACAACCAGGCTTACACAATTGGTCGCAGGGCAATTGCTCAGGGTCAGTTACGAATTGAAACATTTACGATTGATTGTGACGTAGAAAACCTGCTTGCTACTCGCGGCTCTCTTGTGCGATTGCAGCATGATGTACCTAAGATTGGCGCTGGATCAGGTCGTATTGTTTCTGTCAGTGGCGGCAACATAACCATTGATGAGCCATTTAAGCTAACAACTGGAAGCATCTACGCTCATGTTCGACATTTAGATGGCACACAGTCTGTTCGCAGTTTGTTTTCAGTAAGCGGCTCAAGTGCGATTATTAGCGGAACTACAGTGTCCGAAGGTGATTTAATTATTTACGGTGAACTTAATCGTGTAGACCTTGAGTGTTTAGTCAAGTCTGTTCGCCCTAGCAATGATTTAACTGCAACAATTGAACTAGTCCCTTACGCGCCAGCAATCTACACAGCAGATACAGAGGAAATCCCAGATAGAGATCCTTGGGGTGGAAACTGGACAGGCGGTAACGGTGGCGGTACAACAGGGGCGAATAAAACAACACCAGGTCCTGTTACATCTTTGCAAGGCTCTTACCAGATTACTTATGCCAACAAAGTACCTAGTATTACGGTTACGCTCTCTTGGAGCAATCCTTATGCTGGTGGTACAGCATATAGCTACAAGATTTATTATCAAGATACAAACGGCTGGCGTTTACTTAAAGAAACGACAGAACTTACCTACATTGCATTTAATGAATACATATTTACAGATGCAAATGGCGACCCGATAGACCTTAACGGTAAGGCACTTAAATTTGCCGTTTCAGCCGTTGGTTCTGATTTGTCATCGTTCCCTCCTGATAGCGCTGCTCAAGTCACTGTAACTCCAGTAATTCAAAACCCAGACGCAGTTATGACATTGACTGCTGTTGGCGGCTTTTTTGAAAATATCTTAACCTGGTCTTATAAAACTACTGGATTTGACGTTGCTTTTGTCGAAATCTGGGGCGTAATGGCTTCAAACAATAGAAGCGAAGCATCTTTGATCGCTAATGTTGCAGTTCCTGCTACAACGTATAGCCATACAGGTTTGGATGTAGCTCAAACTTGGTACTACTGGATTCGTTTGGTTGATGCAAATGGCAACTACTCTGATTGGTATCCAGAATCTGCGACTGCTGGCGTAGCTTGTTCTCCTAGCGATGATCCTCAATACTTGCTTTCAATTCTATTTGGAGCTATCAATACAGACCAGATTGCTGCCGGTCTGAATGAACGAATTGACTTAATTGACATTGGTGGTAATCCTGCTTACCCAGAAATCCCAAATGGTCTAATTGCTAAAGTAAACGTACATGATGGTGACATTAATACGCTTTACACAGATACAGATACGATTGCCAATAATCTGCTAGGTGCAGCAGTGCTTATTGATAAGCACGAAACTATGATTACAGGCGCTGGAATCTATATTGATGAAGGCACTGGAACCGTTCGTATATTTGGTGTTGACAATCTGCAAGGCCAACTAAACCTTGTTGAGGCAGACCTTGATGCTGCAAACGCACAGATTGCCTTACGAGCAACCCAAGCCTATGTTGACCAAGCAATTGTTGATGCAGTCATTGACCCAAGCCAGATTGCAGATCTTGATGACCTGTACGCTCGTGTATCTACAGTCGAAGTTGACTTGGACGCGGCTGAAACGGCAATCGGCCTTAAGGCAAGCCTAACGACAGTAAACGGCATTGATGCTCGTTTATCTACAGCAGAAATTGATATTGATGCTTTAGAGGGCGAGATTGTTACTAAAGTCAGTAATACAGAGTTTGATGACCTTGGCGCTCGCGTTACTACTGCTGAAGAAACGCTGTCAACAATTAACGGCGCTGAAATTACGCGCACTGTTGAAGATGTACGTTATCTGTATAAAGAGCAGGATTTGGCAGCAGAAGCTGTGCTTCGCAATCTGTTCACAGAAGAACGCAACTTTAACCTGACACAAGGTGCTATTGCGTTTGCAGATGAGACCTTACGCGCTTACACAGATGGTAAAACGTTGGCTGAGGCAGAAGCTAGACTGGCACTAGGCGCTGCGCTTGAAACTGCTGATGCCGAGCTTGCTGCTTCAATCACTAACGAACAAACTGCTCGTGTAACTGCTGACGAGGCAGAAGCTACTGCTCGTGAAGAACTTGCCGCACAAATCGAGAGCGACTTGGCAACCGTCAATGGCTCTATCGTCAACGAAGCTGCTATTCGTCTAGCGGCAGACCAGGCAGAGGCTTCGGCTCGCCAAGCTCTTGCAGTCTCTGTTGACAACGATGTTTCAACACTTGAAGCTGCAATTACTAATGAAGCAACGGTTCGCGCTAACGCTGATTCAGCAGAAGCCTCCGCGCGTAATACACTGGCGGCTCGTCTTGATGGCGACATTGCTGATGTAGAGGCTTATATTATCTCTGAGCAAAACGCTCGCGTATCTGCTGATAGTGCTTTAACGACTAGCATTAACTCTCTGACTGCGACAGTTAATAGCAATACTGCCGCAATCCAGACAGAAGCAACGGCTCGCGCTAATGCTGACTCAGCCAATGCGACTCAAATTACCAATGTTCAAGCACGTTTAGACACTGGTGACTTTGCGGCAGTTAAAGTTTCTGCATCAGCAAGCGCAAACGCGATTACAGGGCTTAACGCGAAGTGGGGCGTACAGGTTAATGCCGGTGGGCAGGTTGCTGGTATTGCACTAAATAGCGGAGGCCAAAGCTACAGCAGTTTTACTGTTTTGGCTGACGTATTTAATGTTTACCATCCTTCTGACGGCACACCTCGCCAAATGTTTGGCATGGGATATGTCAATGGTGCATATCGAGTTGGCATAAATGGATCGCTGATTGTCGATGGGTCTATTACTGCCAGACGACTTGCTACTGGTACTATTACTGCTGCAAGTGGTGTAATTGCAGATTTGGCTGTAGATACATTACAGATTGCAGGAAATGCAGTAACAGTTCCAACAGCAACAACAGGTGGCGCATATTATTTACAAACTTATTTTCAAAATGTTGCAACTCTAACTATTTATCTAAATAAAGCTGGATGGGTTTACGCAACTTTTAATGGAAATCAAGGTTATCCAGAAGGAATTGCTGCAACAGAACATTATATTTACATTAATGGAGTGCAGGTTTGTAGAGTATGGACTGGCGATTCTTATGCTACATCTATTTCTGGATCTGGAGCAAGTTATTGCAACGCTGGTTATGTAACAGTTATACTGAAATCAAGAAAAACAGCAACGGCTGGAAATCCAGCAAGAACAGTTGGATTTACTGATATTGGTCTTTATGTTCAAGGTATGAAAAAATGACTCCTTTTACAGTATATTTGCCAAACGGAAAAGTATTGCGAAGTGGCGTTTGCCAAAATGAAACTTTTGATTTACAGGCAAATGATGGCGAGCTTATTTTGAATGTAAATTCAAATCCAAATCTTGATTACATTGACAATAATTTAGTTTGTAAAATGCCAGAAAAACCTGGCGATGATTATGAATTTAATTATGATAGTAAACAATGGGTTTTTAATTATACAATTTCAGATATAAAAGCAAGATTTTTAAGGGATCAATTGCTTTCTTCTGGCCCAGACAGAATTAGTCCTATTTGGTACGATGCAATGACTCAAGAGGAACGAGAATCATGGGCGCAATATAGACAAGACTTGCTTGATATTACGCAACAACCTGATTACCCTAATGTTATAATTTGGCCTACACCGCCAAGCGAAGGAGCCTAGTATGTGGTATCGCACAGGAACAATATCTGTAACTAACGGATCAACAGCCGTTACTGGCTCAGGCACTGCTTGGATTGCTAATGCTGGCGTAGGTGAGGCAATTTACGGCCCAGATGGTCGTTTGTACGAGATTGCTGCAATTGTCAGCAATACTTCAATTACGCTGGCCTCAAACTATCTTGGCGCAACGCAATCTGCACAGGCTTACGTTATTGTGCCTAGCCAGTCATATATTCGTGACTTGGCGAACCAGGCAGCTGAACTGATTAATAGCTACGCAGAAACAGAGGCCGGTATTGGGCAAGGCATTTTCCCTGATGGCTCACTATCTGCTCCGGCGCTTCGCTTTGGCTCTGACTTAACAACTGGCCTATATCGCTCTGCAACAAATGAAGTGACGTTTGTTGCAAATGGTGTAGCACAATTTAAGTTCAATGCGTCTGGCGTGACGTTCCTAAACGGCATTAACGCAACTGATTTAACGCTGACTGGTAATACCACTTTAGGCAATGCCTCTGGCGACACAGTAACAGTCAACGCTGGAACAATGACGTTTGTGCAAGGTACTGCTAACCAGGTTCAGTATCTTGACTCAAACAAAAAGATTGTAGGCAACTCAAATCTTGTGTTTGATGGCACAAACTTATCAGTTTCTGGCTCTAATGTACTTCGTGCCGCAAACATTGGATCAACTGTACAGGCTTATGATGCTGATTTGGCTGCATTTGCAAATAAAACAGCCCCTACTGGTGCAGTTGTAGGAACTAGCGATACGCAGACACTGACAGCCAAGACAATTGCATTGGGTAGCAACACAGTATCAGGAACGTTAGCTCAATTTAATACAGCAGTTACTGATGCTGATTTGGCCTCATTAGCTGGCAGCGAGACACTTACCAACAAAACAATTAGCGGTCCATCTGGCAACTTTACTACATTGCAAGAAAATAACTTGCCAGTATTGAACCAGGCAGATGTTGGCACAGCGCCGAATGAGGTTCCTGTTAATGGATTCCTCGGTGATATGGCTTTTCAATCATCAAACGCTGTTGTGCTAAAGCCACAAGCAAGCGCAACACCGGCAGGTATAGGTGACATGACGTTTGAATTAACCAACAACACCACACTGGTTGTAAAGGTAAAGGGTTCAGATGGAACCGTACGTAGTGCTACACTGACACTGGCTTAAGGAACAAAAATGACCATTTCTGCAAACTACCCAGTCATTCGTCCATCTCTCCTACTCGACTTTGCCAACACAAAGCAGCTTGATCCTCGTGTGACATTCTCTCGTGCTTCTACAGGTACTTATTTTGACTCCAACGGCGTACTGCAAACAGCAGCCGCTGGTGTGGCACGTTTTGACCATGATCCTATCACTGGTGAGAGCAAAGGGTTACTGATTGAGGAGCAGCGGAGTAACTTGCTTACTTATTCGGAGCAGTTTGATAATGCGGCTTGGGTGAAGTCAGGATCAACGGTCACCGCCAACACAGCGACCGCGCCAGATGGTGCGCTGACCGCAGAGAAGTTGATTGAGACTGCTACTAATGCCGTTCATCGGTTTGAACAGTTCCCAACCCTACCGGATAACACAGCGTGTGTTTCTAGTATTTACGTGAAAGCCGCCGAGCGGTCTTTTGTGTACCTTGAAGCAAGGACAAAAGCGGGGACTTTCCCTGGAGCCTTCTTTAACCTGTCAGCCGGAAGCGTGGGGGCTATTTCTTCTGGTGCTGAAGCCAACATTACCAGCGTTGGCAATGGCTGGTTTAGGTGCTCCATTGGGTTTAATACGGCAACGGGCGGGTCGTCGCTATATGTCGGTTTCCAGACGGCAACGGGTTCAACTACGTTTGGTGACCGCTCCTACACAGGCGACGGCACATCCGGCATCTACCTCTGGGGCGCACAGCTAGAAGTCGGTGCTTTCCCCACAAGCTACATCCCAACAGTTGCCAGCCAAGTAACTCGTAGTGCTGATACTGCGAGTATGACAGGCTCAAACTTCTCATCTTGGTATAGGGCTGATGAGGGGACGCTTTATAGTGAGGGCCAGGTTGAGACAAATAGAAACTACAGTGGCTCATTCAGGCATTTCTTTCAGCTATCTCCAACAAGCAATGTCGAAAGTATAATAAACATTATTATAAACGGCTTTAATGTGCCGCAATCACAAATTAAAAACGCCAATGTAAACCAGTCCGATTTGACCAGCGGGTCTAACACAGGCACTTTGTTAAAGTTCGCGTCTGCATACAAGACAAACGATTTCGGATTTTCAACGAATGGTGCAACTGTTGCTACTGATACTTCTGGATTGCCAGCCATATCTCCAGCGATTGAGCAAATACGGATTGGTGGAGTAAGAGATGGAAATTCAGGAGGCCAACTCAACGGCACCATCAAACGCCTAGCTTTTTATCCGAAACGCCTATCTAACACCGAACTACAGGGGATTACATCGTGAAACGAGTTATCTATCCTGAAAACATAGACAACCTAGTTGAACGTGAGCCTATGTCAGGGTGTTGGTTGTGGCTTCGTTCGATTAATCGATTGGGGTACGGGGCGGCACTTGGCTCTCTTGCTCACAGGGTTGTTTACCAGTGGTTCCGTGGGTCTGTTGATAAAGACATGGATGTTATGCACCTGTGCCACAACAGATGTTGTGTTAACCCAAATCATATGCGCGTAGGTACTAGGCAAGAAAACGTACAGATGTCTGTTGATGATGGACGGTGGAACAAAAAATTACGTTCAAAGAAACAAGCTGCGGTGCGAAAATTGGAAACAATTAATGGGCATATCGTTGGTCGTTTCAGAAACGTTACAGATGAACAGATTCGCATCATACGTTCTATCGGATTAACTTCAAAAGCGCGTAAAGAGCTTGCCGATGAATATGGAATAACACCGACTGCTATTCGTGCAATCCAAATTGGGAAGGTATACAAATATGTTTAATGATATGTACTTGAAATTCACAGACGAAGCTGAAGCTAAAGCTACCCTGTATCACATCGAAGGTGCTGTAGAAGCTGATCCTGAAATGGGCATCGAAGCCTCTGAAGGCTACGAAGTAGCTAACTACAAGAACATTGATGTGCTTGGTGTTCTGTATGAAAAGCAAGACATCGTAGACCCAGAGAATCCTCCAGAGCCTATTCCTCTTGAGGGTTTCCATGTGAATGTTCGTGTGATGGATGGTGAGGATGCTGGGCCGCTAAAACCTTTTTCAGTCACACCTACACAACCTCGTCGTATTTGGGCATAATTTGATAAAATTCGAATAGCTTAAACAACTAGGTAGAAAGCCATGCAAGAATTTTACGATTGGGTATTATCAGGGTTCTGTGCGGTGCTTGGCTTTCTACTTAACGCCGTTTGGCAAGCAACCAAAGACCTTCAGAAAGAAGATCAGGAACTTGCCAAACGTGTTGGCGAGATTGAAGTTTTAGTGGCTGGTAACTATGTAACCAGACACGAGTTTGACAGGGTTGTTCAGCGTTTGTTTGCCAAACTTGATTCCATAGACAGTAAGCTTGATAGTAAGGTTGACAAGTGAGGCTTTATGACAACTGGCGCGAAATTCTCAAGCGGTCTTGGTCGCTACGCTTCATTTTTCTTGCTGGCGTTTTATCTGGCTTGGAAGTCATTTTGCCTTTTTATGCTGACGCTATGCCTCGCCATATTTTTGCCGGTTTGTCATTCGCTTGCGTTTGTTGCGCGTTTGTTGCGCGGCTGGTTGCACAGAAAAACATATGATGAAACGTAACCAGATTGCAGCACTAAGCCTGTCAGCGGCTGCATTTGTCGGCATCCTTACTTATGAAGGGTACAAAGAAAATGCTTATATTCCCGTTCCTGGCGATGTGCCTACTATCGGTTTTGGTTCTACTGATGGAGTCAAGATTGGAGATCGGACAAACCCTGTGGCGGCTGCGAACCGCGCCCTTGTTGACGTAAACCAGTTTGAAGGCGCGATCAAGCAATGCGTGAAAGTGCCATTGCATCAATATGAGTATGATGCTTTCGTAAGTCTGGCATACAATATCGGCTCAGGTGCTTTTTGCCGGTCAACGCTGGTCAAGAAGCTGAACAAAGAAGATTATGCTGGTGCTTGTTACGAAATCCTGCGATGGAACAAGATGGGCAATCAAGTATTGCCTGGTCTGACCAAGCGCAGACAAGGTGAATTTATAAAATGTTTGGGTGGATAAAACAATGTTTATGGCTTTGCCGTTGTTGTATCGGGTTGCTGCTGTTCTTATTGCTCTCGCTGTGGTTGCTGGCGGCTGGATGCTTTATCTTCGTGAAAGAAACAACTTTGCTGAGTATAAGGCTGATGTGGCAGCGGCTGTCAAAGCGCAGCAAGATAAAGTCAACCTGATTACCAAACAGCAAAATCGAATCACAAAGAAAGCAGAGGTATCTCATGAGGCTAACCTTAATACTATTCGCGGCACTTATCAGCGGCTGCGCGACAACAGTAGCGGCCCCATGTCCGCAATTCCCGATACCGCCACAAACGCTGCTCAAGCCACCGCCTACTATGTTTCTGTTGCCCCAGACTTGGCCATCAAATGCGCAGAAACAACCCAGCAATTAGTCGATTTGCAGGGCTGGATTAAGGATCAGGGTGAGGTTCAATGAGCGCAGACTTTTTAGACAACGCTTCAGAGAATGAAAGCAAAGAGCGTGAAAGATTGATTGCCAAAGCCAGAAGCAAAAAGCCTAAGCGTGAACGAACTGGTAGATGCCACTACTGCAATGACATTGTAGAAGGCGACAAAATTTATTGTTCTGCTGAGTGCAGAGATGACCATGAGTTAGAGCAAGCGGCATTTCGGAGGCATAACGGTAGATGCTGATATACTTCGCTTGTTCATTGCCGCCTCTCTCCTGGTGTAATGATTAGACCCTCCTAGCGAGGGTCTTTTTTTCACCTAAGCGCTAGACACTTATCTCGATACTCAATATCTCGCTCTGACTGGCAACCAGCACAAGCAGGGTCTGTATCCCATAGCGCAAAGCTGCGACACCTGGTTGTGTTAGCGTGTGGTATGTACACGTTTTCTATGCTGAACGTGCCATTGCCACGATACCTACGGGTTAGTGCGTAGTATCCACTAGACTTCTTTGGATTGCGTGAGCTATGGCATCCATATCGGAAGTCTGAGCCAATCTTTACTTTATCGTGTACTGCTACATCTTCAACGGGTGGCAATTTTCTTCCCTT